GTGTAGCCCTTGGCGTTTAGCCAGTCCTCGACGTTCACAAGGTCGGGATAGGTGTTAGTGTAGTCAGTCATTCCTTCTCTCCCAGATAAGCGGCGCGGGCAGAACCCATCCACGGTTTAGAAATTGCCTTTTTCAGTTCTTCGTTCTCGGCTTCAAGTTCCGCGATGCGGGCGTCAAACTGCAATCGTCCGGCCTGCGCATGATTATTTCCGTTTGGAGCGGATATAGGTGAGATAGTCGAGCAGTTCAGTCTCTTCTTCGGCACTGAGATTGTCGATCGAGAAGGTCGCGGCTCTACCGTGCTTTTCACCGTCGACACGGCTCGACGCGGGCACGATGTACCCCGCGCGCTCCATCAGCGTTTCGTAGGCGACGCCCAAGGCGGTCGATAGCGCGTACAGCACATGCGGCGACGGTTTCGTAACCTTGCCGCTCTCCAACTGGCTCAGATACGCGTTCGAGATCTCCTTACCCGTGGCTTCTTCAACCTCGCGCAGCGACATCCGCATGTCCTGGCGGGCCTTCTTCAGAAACGGTCCGAGTGAAGGGTTGGCATGCGTCTCCATGGGTTTGTCATCGGGCATCGATGCTCCTCTGATTGTGCCTGCCGGACGCAGAGTCCGACCGAATAGTTATGGGCCGAAATGCTTGATAAGTCAAGCGCATAAGTTTTTCCGGGGAACTTTATGATTTCGCTCATTTCAGCCCCAACACTATTTCGATTATTACCGCCAGCAAGATTGCCATCGCTTCACCGATTTTCATATCGTTTGATCCCGTGCATGATGGTCGTATGGTCGCGCCCGCCTAGCACGTGCCCGATTAGTTGATAGGGCGCGTTTAGCTCGTGCCGGGCTCGCCACATGATCTCAAACCGCGCCCAAGCCACGCCAGCGCGGCGGTTATGGCCTAAAAGATATTCGGTGGAGATGTTATGCTTCTCGGCCGTCTCCTGCGTTATCTGTTTTATTTGTCGGGCTAGGGCTAGGTGATAGGGCGTTAGAACCATGTTGACCTCGGAACATAAAATTGAGCGCGTGCGCGGCTGTCACAAGCGCCCGCTCGTCGGCGTAGGGCGCGTTAATGGTTAGGATTAGGGAGCCGTCGCGCCGATGCAGCGACAGCCCCTTACCTACCCGCCAGCGCGCCGTCAGGCCGCCGGGTTTGGTATCAAGATCAAGACGGAGCATGACCGCGCTTCTCCAGCTCGTTTATTATGATCTTGGCGCGGTAATCGTCCTGTTCTGTCTCTAGCAGGATGTTAAGCGCCTCGTCGGACAGCCAGTGCAATAGCTGGCTAAACTCAAAATAGTCCTTCATGCGGCTCATTATAGGCCCCCCAGGATGTAGGTTAAGAAGAAGAACAGAAGCGGAATTGCAAGCGCCGCCCCTATTGCAAAGGCGATCAAGTCAGCTTTGGTAATCATCACGGCACGCCTCATACACGTCTCGGCTGGCGCATAGGATGGCCTCGACCTGTCTAAAGAGCGGGTCAGTCTGTTCTATGCAGCGGTCAGGCTCTTTAGCCTTGTCGGCGCTTATTGTGAGGTGCTCCAGCTCTATATCGTATGGGCCGCCATCGTCGCCCGTGTCGCGGTCGCGGCCCTCCCACTGGTAGGTTATGGTCGCCTCGCCGTAGCAATAAAGCGCGAGCCCCGGCCACGGCTGATATTCGTCTAGCTCATATGTAATATATGCCATTAGAGTCCGCTCCATTTGTCTGTCCAGTATTCTTCCGCCGCGTTAGTGTGCGCGTCCTGTAGGGTCTTATAGGCCACGTCCAGCAGCGGCGTGCGGTCTTGCTTGGCAAGATGATCTAACAGCGCTTCAAGCTGGTCGATTTCAATGGTCAATTCGATCATAGCGTTGCCCTCAAGAATTGACGCGCGATCATTTCGGCGTTGTCCAGCGATGCGATGGACGCGGCGAGCGACAGTGACAAGCCAAACTTGGCTAAGAACGTCGCCAGCTCGTCGGGCGGCACTTTGGCTATGATAGCGGCGGCCTGTTCGAGCTTTGCTTTGGGCACGCGCTTGCGCGGTATTGCGGCGACAGGTTCGGCTTTGTCTGCTTTGGGCCAGCGGTAATCATTGAGCATTTTAACTTCGGTCTGCACTTTGTTGCCGTTCTTCACCGGGCGGCCGTATCCGTCGACTATCGCCACTTCCACGTTGCGCGGCGTCGCCGTTGCTTCAGCCAAAATAATCGGGCGCAACTTTTCGTTATACATTGCCAGTCGGGCGCGGCGCTTCTTAGTCTCTTTATCGGGTTGCGGATTGCGCGCCGTTCCCGCCCGGCCAACGATGCTATGCGATAGCGCGTTAGCTTCCCACGCGACTAGATGGCCGGCATGATGCACGCCGGGTTTGTTCCATTGTTCGGTCATTACTTCTTTTAAGGTTGTCATGTCGTTTGCTCCTATGTGGATACGTTACAATAAAGGCGACGCCATTGTCTAGCGCCGCCTGTTAGTTATCGCGGTACTCTGATTCCATCGAAAAACGGTGATTCGTTGCCGTCTTTTAGGCGCACAAACCAGTCGCCCTTGCGCTGATAGACACCAAAGCCAAGTCCGAATTGCGTGGCCGCTTGGTTCATCTTGCGCTTGGTTGTCACGGTTTGCCAACCGCCGCTGTTTAATGTGACCATATTTTCATCCTATGACACAATGCGGGTTGACACGTATGTCACGCCGTTGTTGTCCCATGTTGTGCGATAGTTTGAGAGTTTATCCATTCTTGGCATTGTCTTGGCTCCCTACAGTGTGGATATGTTATTTATAGGCCGATTGTGGATATCGTCAAGAAGTTTTTTACGAAAAAGCGAAAATAGTTGCGCGATAGTTAGAAAATAGTCGAGACGACGTGGGGCTGGAGGCGAGGCGCGGCAAGGGAATAGTCGTATAGTCATATTGGTTTACTACTGTTATCAAAAGTGTAAATGTATACATAATAGGTAAAGGGTTAGGGCGATGTAAGTTTGTATGACTATTCGACTATATGACTATAAGGGCCTCGTCTCGCAGCGCTGCACACGACGCCAGGTCGCCCTGTGATGACATGCCAGGTCGCCCTGTGATGACAGCTCGCAGCAACCTCTGATCTGCATGACTATATGACTATGTATGTCAACTTAACGTAATGCTTTAAGTCTACATTCATTGAGCTGGTGGATTGTAAACGGGAGGGGGACTGGGCCGAAGGATCTCCTTTAAGAAATACGTAGGCATTAAGAACAATTTTTATTTTTTATTTTTTCATGCTAAAAGTTTTATTATGTTCGAAAGCCTACCTTATGAACCGCGCAAGATCGAAGCTACCGAAGCAGTGCTTGAGCGCATCTATCTCGCCGCCCGCAAAGGGCTGAAAGGCGACACGCTCGCCTACGCCGCTGGCATGACGCCGACCGAATACCGGCGGTTGGTGCAGTTCGACCCCATCGCGGAGTATGCCGAACAGAAAGGCCGCGCAGAGGGCGAGGCGGAAATGTCCGAAGTGCTGCACAAGGCCGCCCGCGAAGGTGACACTAAGGCGGCGCTGGACATTCTCAAACACGTGCATAAGTGGACAGCGCCACAGTCGGTGCAGGTGCAGGTCGAGCAGCGCATATCCATCATAGCGGCGCTAGAAGAAGCGCAGCAGCGCGTCATAGAAGGACAAGTATTAGATGCAAGTGCCGATCTACTCAGCGGACGAAGAACAGAAGCTGATGGCGACCCTATGGTCGGCGCAGGTGAAGAACGATCCGGTCGCGTTCGTGAGGATGGCGTTCCCGTGGGGTAAGGCTGGCACGCCGCTGGAACACTTCACCGGCCCGCGCAAGTGGCAGCTTGAGGTCTTACAGGATCTGAAGGCCCATATAGCGGACAACAACGGCCGCCTTGACTTCGAAACCTTCCGCATGGCCACGTCATCCGGGCGCGGTATTGGCAAGTCGGCCCTTGTTAGCTGGTTGGTCATTTGGATGCTGACGACTCGAATCGGCTCGACCACCATCGTGTCGGCCAACTCAGAAGCCCAGCTCCGCAGCGTCACCTGGGCCGAGATCACCAAATGGCTATCTATGTGCCTTAACAGCCATTGGTTCGAGGTGAGCGCAACACGAGTGCTACCGGCCAAGTGGATTGCGGAACTGGTCGAGCGGGATCTGAAGCTGGGCACGCGCTACTGGGGCGTCGAGGGGCGGCTGTGGTCGGCCGAAAACCCTGACAGCTACGCGGGC